ATGGAGCTGGAGGCAGCAGCCGCCCCGCCCGAATGGGTGAAGTCGGTCGAGCCCAGGGTGTAGAACCGCAGGCCGTAGCACAGCTTCTCCGGCAGGGCCGAACTGCCGGCCGCGGTGTCGGTGTCGAAGTGGGTCGCAGCGACCGAGCCGCTCATGATGGCGCGGCTCATCCCCTCACGCGTGCCGCGGATCATGTCCGCGCGCAGGATCGGGACCAGAGCCAGAACGCTGTCCTCGTCCACCTCGTCGGTGTACGTGGTGTAGCAGGCGCCCAGGCGCGCGGTGAACGTCACCGAGGTCGTGCCCAGGTTGGAAAGCTGCGCGTTGCCGGCCTCCGACTTCTTCAGGTAGCTGATCGGGGTGGTCTTGCCCGGCCACTTCCAACTTGCCGCCGGAAGGAAGATGTGCGGGAAGAAGTTGATCTCCGGGCACTCCAGGCGGACCTGATCGAACATGGATGTGCCCCAGACGGTGGGGATCCACTCCAACCCGAGGCCGGCAGTGGTCGTGTCGATCTGGCCAGTGGTCTTGCGCATGTCGGTCACGACAGCATCCCACTTCTTGCCAGTCACGGGGAACTGACGGAGGAACGCCTCGCGCTCGCCAAGCTGGCTCTTCTGCTGGTGCCAGATCGGGCCCATCTTGGCGTCCGCGATGGCGTCCAGGAACCTGACGGTGTCCGACAGATCCAGGAGATCGATCTCGTCGTCGTCCATCCGCTTCTCGGAGATCATGTGGCCACCGGGGCCAGATGTCTTGTAGATCGAGCCAAGCGCAAGGCTCTCGCGGAACTGGACCTTGTCGCTCGTGGACGACAACGTGGTCACGCCGCGCTTCGCGAGCTTCCGCGTGGCGGAAGAGCTGTAGTCGCCCTGGCCACCGACGCGGCTGATGTGCTCCGCGGCGGTCTTGGCGAGCTTCTCCACGTCCTTCGTCAGGGCGGAGATCTTCTCCTCGAACTCGGCCTTGGTCGGGACGTTCTTCTTGAAGTCATCGACCTTCGCGGCGATCTCGCCGACCTTGGCCAGCAGTGGGTTCTCGGTTGTCATTGTTGGTTGTCCTGTTTCCTGTCGTTGATTGTTCAGATCACCGCGAGCAGCTCTTCGAGAGCCTTGTTGACCGCCTCGTCATTCGCGTCCGGCTCTGGCTCGCCCAGCGCCCACACGAACCGGCGAAGCGCGTCCGCGGACTTCAGAAGATCCCCCGCCGGGCGGATCCCAGACCGCTTTTCCTGCTCGACACGCGCCAGGATTTCCTTGGCGCGCTCCACGAAATCCCTGTCGCCCGGAACGCTGTAGAGCGTCTTCACGATCTCCCGCACCGGGAGCATGTCCTGGGGCAGGGAAGCGGGATCAATCAGCTTCAGGAATCGCGCGGACTTCATCACCGCGTCGACGTTCGCGGGAATTGTGGCGAGTGAAATCTCGTAGATCTCCGCGTCCGTGATCTCGGGAGGGAGCCGGTTGCCGGCGTCGTCCTTCCCGGTCTTGATCTCGAACGCCCGGAAGCCGATGGAGAAGCTCCGCAGATAGCCGGTCCGGCCGGCACTCACCGCGTCCTGAAGGAGCGGCTCCTTGACCTCGTCAACCGGGCGGAACTTTCCCACGAAATCCAGTTGGTCCCCGTTGACCGTAATGCTCTTCACCTCGCCGATCGGCGGGAGGTGCCAGTTGTGGTTGAACAGCAGAACCGGGTTCTTCAGGAAGGTCGCGAGCCTCTTCTCGAACGATCCAACACGGACAATTTCTCCGTCTCGATCGACGATTTCCTTGGACGCAACCGCCTCGAATTCCCCGGTCTTCTCGTCAACGCCCTTGACGCTGACGTTCGCCCAGGCCGGCGTCTTGCCCTCACGCAGATGGGTCAGTGTCATGGGGTCTCCTTGCTCAGGCCGGGACGCACTCGACCTGGATTGTGGCGAATGCAAACGTGCCAGTGGTGCCGGTGTTGGTGTTCGCAATCAACAGCGAATCGCCAGCCGCCAGGGCGAGGTTCTGGTTGGCGCCGATGTCCTTCGGGATCGCGGCCGTGACCGTGTTGACAGCAACGTCGGTGTTGAATGCAGTGCCGAGCAGGTTGGCCGTTCCGCCCGAGTTGGTCATGGTCACCTGAAACGACTGCTTGTGCGAGCTGTCGTGCCCAGACGCATTGCCAGGGCAGATGAGCCAGATGTTCTTGACGATCATCGCGCGATGCGCTCGGAGCAGATAGCGAGTCGTGCTCGCCGCCGTGATCGCACCGAGATTCACACTAAAAACCAGCCGGTCGGCGGCCTCGAACAATGCCATGTCATACCTCGTTTGGAATCGAGATCATGAAGAAACCTGAATCAGTGTCCCCCAAGTGGTGCTCTGTCTGCAAGAGCTTTTACGCAATCAACCATTTCGCGGACGATTTCTCCCCAGATCTTGGAAGCGAGGATCATGGGGTCAAGAAGGTCAGACCGCTCCGCCTGATCGGAGATCCAATTGGATTCAGTGATCCGATTGGAGGTCTCGGAGAGGACCCGGTTCCGGATCCCGGCACTCTTGGAGAGGACTTCCCTCACCAATGGCGCGGGGAGGTTCCCGACACTCTGGGCAATCTGTCCAAGGGAGTCCACGATCGCAGACGAAACCTCATCCGGAATAACGGATTGATCCGGCTGGAACGGGCTCTGGCCAAGATCCATGTTCCGAAGGAACTTCTCCCGGACTCGGATGCAATCCCCCCGCAGCCGGGCGAGCACGGGAGTAGCATCGGCAAAGTGTTGATGGGTTTTCCCGTTGCCAACGTGAGCCGATCCCTTCGCCCCTCCGGTCGCCGGGGCGGCTGCCGGCGCCTGCGGAGGCTTCTTTCCATTGCTTGGTGGACCATGTTGATCTTCGCCAAGTGGCACGTCTCCAGGGCCTTCAGAGCCGTCGCCAGACTGGCCCGCAGGCTGCGGCTGATTGTTTGACGGGTGGGCGAACTCGTTGACCATGTGGTCCGGATCGACGAGGACGAACGCGCCCTGCATGAGGAACTTGTCCCCGTCCGGGGCATCCTCCATCCCGAGCATCCCACGCGCTTCATTGATCGTGATGATTGTCCCGGAAAGAAGCTTGGTGGCCTTGTCCACCAAAGCCTTCTGACCGTCAAGCTGCGACGTGATCGATCGGAAATCGACCGAGATCTCGATCTCATCGTCAAAGTCCGGCTCCACGAGTTGCTCGTTCATGGCACCGAGCAGCTTGGTCAGGTTCGGCTTCCCGACTCCGTCCCAGAATTGCAGGGTTTGCTGCTCGCTGTTGGCGTAGCTGGCCGACTCGTAGTTTCCGACCATCATCGGCGTCGCCCCGGACGGGGCCGTGATGATTTCCCTCGCGAACCTGCGCCCAGGCAGCAGGTCTGCGTCCTTGGGCGTCATGTTGTCGGCCTTGTAGTCGAACGGCGCCGGGAGAAGCAGCGCGTTGCCGGCGTTCTTGGACCCAGCGTTCTTCTTCTGGAGAGTCGCCTCCAACGCGTCCCACTGGTCGTCCGACAGCATGATTCCGTCGCGAGGGGTGAAGATGCCGCTGTTCCGCATCCCCCGCTTGATGATCGCAAGCGTGGTCATGCACGCCTCGATGTCCCAGCAGATGTCCCTCTTTACCGGGGTGACCGGAGAGAACCCGCGGATTGGATCGTTCGGGTTGTAGGTCTTGCAGAAGATCACGTCCTCGACCCGGAGGGGGATTTCTGCGGTTGCCGTGGACCAAAGCCATCCGCCAATCCGTCGGGCGCCGGTCGTATCGGGCAGCGCCTTCATGTCCGCCGGGCGGAGAACCCGCAACTCCACGGGACGGCCGAGTGCCCCTCTGGCCGCCTTGTGGCAGATCGCCTCGCCATCCAGACCGAGGTGGATGAACTGGGATTCCAGGAGATCAAACTGGGTGTCCTCGTCGTTCACCCGGCGGAGCAGCTTCCGAAGATCCTTCGCGGCCAATCCCCGGGCGGGCTTCTTTGTGTCCCGATCAACCACCTTCAGTTCGACGCCGGCCAACGCCTGCGCGACTCGAATGGTTGCGACGTAGAGCCAGACGGATCGCTCCAGGGTTGCTGCGAACCCCTCCAGGTCGTAGCGGCTCGATACCCCGCTGAACTGCGCCCCTAGCTGCTGCGCAAGAGCAGCGAGGACTTGGCTCTTCTTCTCAGCGTTCCACCGAGAGATGGGTTTCCTGGATCTGGCCTTTCGACGTGCAACCATCCCCCAATCTTACGTCCTGCGAGTGCATAGCCAATAGCGCAAAGCGTCCAGGGCGTGGTCGCTGCCGCCTTTCGGCTTCTCTCCCCTCTCGTCCCATTCGTAGGACTGAAGCTCGCGAATCAGGTTCACGCACGAAGGATGGATGAACAGGCGAGGCCGGTTGTCGCTCTGGATTCGAAGAGCATTCGCCACGTAACGGACTCCTCGATCGATGTCCTTGTCCGCTCGACTTGTCGGAACTCCGGCGGCGTTGAGTTCTGCGCGCCCGGCGGCATCCCAATCGGCGAGCGTGACGTGATACATTTTCTCCCGAGTGGGAGCCCCCTTGAGTTGCATCTTCTTGTTGCTGCCCAGTTCAAGCCGGTATCCCTCAAACTTGGCGATTGCCGCCACCATGTCGGAGGCGAGCCTCTTGTGCTCATACCACTCACGATAGACGTAGCAGCGCCGATCCTCGTCTTCGGCAATCCACAGGATCACTGCCGGGTCTTTGTATCCGAAGTCGACCGCCCTCCCCTTCTTCCATGTGGGCCTCGGCCATTCAGCGTGCCATCCCGCGACGTGAACGTCGTAGGAGAAGTCTCGATACACGGTTCCAAATCTCGGAGTCGGGCGCCCCTCGATCTGCTCCCTCCAGTCCTCATCTGTGAGGTTCTCGGCCATGAACTCCACTTCCGATGCGTCGAGCGTCGGGTTCATGCGGGAGTCGGCGTTGACCGCGAAGTATCCAGGCTTTCCGGACAGCCCCTTTTGGTAGAGGTCGGAGAGCCAGCCGAGTCCCTTCGGGGAAGACGGGAAGATTGCGATTCCCTTTCTGGTCATCAGTCGCATTGACAGGAATCGCGACCAGATACGCTCCTTGACCTCCGCCGCCTCCACCACCAAAACGGCGTCGAGTTCCTCCGACAAGAGGGATTGTTCTCTCTGTGCGGTCTTCACCTTTACGAATGATTCCCCGGCATCTCCCCAGGCGAATCGAATCTCCATGTCGCCACGCTGAGGTTGATTTGCATACCGCTTGATGAACGGCTTGCACAACGGACCTACCGTTGGGTGCTCAATGGAGTTGTTGATTAGGTAGTCAAACTCCTTCTGGC